GCCTACGTTCTGATTTTTGTGCTGTGGCGTCTGGATCAATGGCGTAACCCGTTTCAAGGTGAAGCTGTATTCTTCCCTGTCACGTTACCAAAATTTCTGTTTATGTGGATCGCGACGTTCGGCATATACCCCATGTACTGGTATTACCGAAATTTTCTTTATATTCGCCACTCTCTTTTTTGGCAATAGCGATGGCTGCTTGTTGAGCTCTTGAATGTGCTTTACCCTCAGGTACGCAGTTTGGAACCACCTTACCATTCTTCTTTTTTGTACCTACAGGTTTATAACCATCCCAGCAAGGATTGTCCTCTGGATCTTTTAGACCCTCATTAGCAATAAAGGAATTAACTTTTGCGTATCCCCATTGTTCTGCTGTAGTATTTGAACGAGGTTTATTTTTCCAATCATGCAGTCCTTCGAAATAAATCTCTTCTATTACGTCGTAATCAAATCCTGATCTTCTTGCTTTTGCCTCAAGAGCCATTTTAGACTTATGCGATATTTCTTCTTTTCTATTTACTGCTCTAGTATCGGTAGAGCGAGCTCGGTCGAGCATTCTATCGTGCTTAACTTTATCTTGCTCTTTTTCTCTCTTGATTCTTTCTCTCGCAGCACTTACAGCTTCACCTTCGAAGAGATTTTTAAAAAGAATATCAGTCTTTTCAACAAACTGCTCTACAGACTCAGTCTTCGGCTTTCTTGCTTGTCTAATTCTTTCAATTTCTTTTTTACGTACAATAGGAAGCAGTCTTTTAGCAAGCTTATCGATTACTGCGCTTTTATTAGCTACTAGTCTGTCGACTGTAATCTTCTCAGAAGGAGATAAAGATGCATATCGTCCACCTTTTTCACCGGCGAACTTCTTACGCAACATATTCTTTGCTACTTTACGAGCTCTAGCTTGTAGTCGTTCGGTAGGTGCAAGTCTAAATTTTCTGATTTGACGAAGACGCTTCATCTTCGGAGCAAGACGTTTCATTTGCCTTGAACGCTTCATTCTTTGCTGAATAGTTAGCGGAGCTCTCTCATCAAGCTGCTCTGCATCATCCTCTTCATAATCCTCATAATCCTCTTCCTTCATAGTATCAACAGCTTTCTCAAGCTCTTTATCAGAGAATTCGGTATGCGAGACATCACCTTTCTTTTTTACTTTTTCGAAAAATAGATTTATTTCTTCCACGAGCATACCTTTCCTTACTAAATTGTAAAGTTTTGTTTTTTCAGCTTTCGAAAGTGTTGTGGGAGTTCCGCTATGAAAAAGCTTTTCATTGCTATCCATTGCTGCTTGTCTCAGCTTTGTTGCTGACATTCCCTCTGCGCCTTCAGCGTCAGGATCTCTCTCCCCAGCACTTACTACTTTTATTACATCGAAAGAATAGTCTTTGCCGTTATATTTGTTGAGAAGAGTCTTATATTCAGCAACACGATCAGAACCCGCTACAATAGTTACTTCTTTGTAACCATCTCTCTGTAGCTCTTTCATTAGTTCGATAATTGTACGTGATGTTGACGGCTTTATCACTCTACCAAACGCGTTGGCAGCCATTCGGATCTTATCACGATACTGGAGGGGATCTTTTTTAGGATTTTGTGTATGACTGAGGTATATTCTAGGCTCACCACGCTCGCGCTTTGCAACCGCAATAACACGGTCTACGAGTTTCTGATGTCCTATTGTCGGGGGATTCATCCGCCCCCATGCTATGATGGCCTTTTTCATTATCTACCTCGAAGGTTTACCTAAGTCTTACTTCAAGTATTATTTATAATAACTATTTTTGCCAGCCTTTTAGTACCTCTGGTGAGAAGTTAGCTCTAGAAAACTCTAGACGATCAACTATCTTAACAGCGCGACCTATATGATCGATGGCAACAAAGCCTTCTTGACTAGTTACTTCTAAACCTTTATTTGTTCGTAAGAATGTACCGATGCTTCCTGCATGGTTCATCTTATTTATCACCATCTGCTTAGCTTGTACAAGAAGGTTCATTAGACGGAATATATTAACAAGCTCTTCTGTATTCTGAAATACTTTTTTAAGTACGACGTCTCGTCTCTGCGTCCACTCTTGCTTTGTTTTTTCCTGCTTCTTCTTATCAATCTCTTTCTGGTACCAATCAGAAATATAAGCGTATAGACCTTTAACATGATTGACTGGTTCAGGAAACGGTTCGCCCGCTCGTACAAACGTATTGTTATATGTCTTTATCTTCTGTTTAAGCTCTTCATCATCGCGAATCTCACTGAGTATTGAGCTTGATATATTTTTAAATAAACTTCCAGCTTTAGAAAGCAACGCTGTTACTTCAGCAGTCTCTTCACTTGTAAATGTTGCATTACCAGACACATCTTTATATGTTGCATCATCCATCCACACAGTGTTAACATTCTTCATCTTCTCAACAATACCCTTGCCAAAAGATGCTTTCATATTTTGAATTCTGTTTCCTGTGTAGGTGGTGTGCCATACAACCCCGATAGCTGATCTAGCAATACGTCTACCGAGCTCGCTATTAACAGGAACGGCATACATAATAGTATTAGGCTGAAATGTATAGTATTTTTCACCACCGACAGTAGCGATCTTAACATCTCCTTTAGTGAACATGAGATCGCCCTGATACACTCCTTTCCTGATTCCCAGTTTAGAGAATTCGCGAAGAGCAATTGTAAATTTAGTTTGAAGATCACCAGTGAGACCTTTAGCAATATCAGCTTCACTTTTAAATAGTTGCGGATTGACATTGAATATACCTTTCTTAGCTACGAAGAATTTACCATCAGAAGGATCAATACCTGCAAAGATGGCAGGGGCACCATCCCATTTTACTGTTACATTTACTGCTTTTTTACTTCGACCGGCAAGCATATCTCTTAGAGATTGAAGAGAGTTAATAGCCAGTCGTGCACCATCAACTCCATCATTGAAGATCATGTCCTCAAGATGTTCCATATGAGTATTTTTTTGTTCTGTTAAGAAGGTTGAGAATTTCATTTGTAGGAAAAGTCACACATTAGTCGAGTAGGGTACCCGTCTCTACCTTGGGTATCTCTCATATTTAGTTTAAAGCGATACGTATCAGATTCCATCTCGATATCAACACGCTTACCTGTACCTGTCTTACCGCCATAATATACAGTTGCGTCAGTCACTCGAGCAGCTTTCTCTAGTGCTGCAAGATCCATCTTCTTTGAGAGAATCTTACCTGACAGCTTATGAATAATATGATAGCCTTCACCAATGCCTGACTTAAGAAGCTTCTGCATCTTAGGTTGATCTACTTTAGTTTTAACAGCTTGACCTTTTTCAAGTCTACCGTTAAATACATCGCAGAAAAGCGTCTCGTCAATACCAAAAAGCTTAAGTAACTTCTTACCATTAGCGTTTTTAATATTATAGTTTTTAATTTCTTCTGGTGTAAGTACGGTGCGTATACCAACGTTAAAGAATGTTACTGTGGTACCAAGCTTCAAACTCAAATAGATTTTTTGTTTATCTGTTGTAAGAGTTATATCAGTAACTGAAGGACCGACATTATTACCTGTACCCTTAGGGTTAGTAAGCATAATGTCTGGTGCAAAGACTAGAGGTCTTCTTGTATTCTCTCCACCAACTACATCTACTTTTAGCTTACTATCCTTACGTAGATTATATGTTTTGTCTAAATGCTCAATAGACTCTAACATTGCTCTATCTTGAACTGGTTTACCTTCCCACCACTGCAGAAGAGCATCAGCGTATTGTGGTTCGAAGAGGTTACCTCTATTATTAACGCCTCGGTTACCTGATGAACCGTTACCAAACTTTATTTTAATTGAACTTATACCAGTGTTTCTTTTTATTTGATCTAAGGTTAATGTTCCATCTATCGCTCTCGATACATTGATTAAGCTGAGAGATCCTTTGTCGATATTGATAGGTGTTTCAAGTTTGGTAGTTTGCTTCAAGTATTTAAACAGGGTAATTATATCGCCAGTCTTTCTTGCATCCGCTGTCTGCAAGTGCTGCGATATTTCTACATCTGATTTTGGAAAGAAGTCGTAGGCCATAGCTTTATTTATCCTTCCTTCGTATGCTATCAGCTTTTTAATATCTCTGCTGCATTCTTGCATTTACCACAAATAGTACCAATCAAATGATAACGATCGGTATCCCCTTGTTTCACAGCATTACATATACACAGATACATTTATTCGCCCAACGCTTCAATAATATGTTTGCACTTGCCTCGGAATGAGTATCCTGTACACGTACATGAGCGCTTATCAGGATCTACGTGATAGACATCTCCTTTGGATCCTTGGACTTCGATTAAGTTTGATTTAATTTTAACATCGAACGGGTTATCTTTGAGCTCAATAAACTTACGATAGCTTTTAACAAGTGTAAGCGGGTGATCGAAGTATACTGCTTCGCCATCGTGCCATGGTTTATAAGCTATTGCCTTATCACCATCTACAAGATAGGTATGATTAGGCATACGGTAAGCTATATCCCACTCCGTAATCTCCTTAATCGCTCTCATTATTTTACACCTACTAAACCATCATAGATGCCATTATTATTTTTATGAATCCATCCTGTATCAGGATCAGAATAATGACGGAGCAGTTTATCATTTTGAAACAGACCAATCACTTGACCAGGCTCAAATGACCACGTAGCTCGATCAAGTTCAACGAACGCTTTTTCAAACGCACGATCATCTTTTCGCTCGTTAAACACAAAGCGCTTTACTGGTATATTACCTTTCGCTACTACTACTTTAATCATGTAAATGGAGCTCCTCTTCATTAATCTCATCAAACATATACTCGTAATACTCGCCCCACTTATCGGCGAACTCTCTATAGGTCAATCTATGAAGAGCGTCTTCAGTCATTTCAATATGCAAATCACTCATGCTTCCCATTATACTTTCCCCTTGTATCCAAGTTCTCTCATTGCACTGACAGGAGAAGTATCCCCTGCTAATTTCAAATACGTTTCAACGCTAACATTCTTTGTCAAGAAATTGACCCAGGCCTTCCAAGGCTTGTAAGACCCATATTTAAATCGAGCAACGAATGCAGGCTTCTGCTTACCTACCCATGATGGATGACAGTTAGGATGAACCTCATCCATTGTCTTAGAACCATCGTAAGGACCATTGTACATCAGATACGAACCATCGAACTCGAATTGATCTTTAGTAAACATCGTCATAATAATCACCTTTTCCTATATTATGTACATATTATATGCTAGCTAATTCATAAGATCAACTTTTAAAGTCCTTACAAAACAACAGGTTACAAAAAATCTGTAACCTGTTGATATCATTGAATATAAATGTCTAAGTAAATCAATAAGTTAGAATAACTGACTGAAATCCTTAGGGGTTCTATCAGTTTTACTGCGATCGAACACTGGAATACTGTCATTATATTGCTGATCCTGCATCACATCATCCTGAGCTGACTGCTCTACATCATACAGTCTCATACGTGATCTATCTACACCAATAACAAATCTCTTATATACTGTAGGATCGTTGTATCTATTCTTAAGCTGCTTAACCATAATCTGATTAAGTCCTTGTAGATCTTCAGTGCTTATAAGCGCGACCATAAAGTCTGCAGTAGCAGGAAGTCCAAACGATTCAGACGTATCAGTTAGTTCAACATCAGAGTTAGAGAAACCAGAACGCGTAGTCTGAGTAGCACTGAAGATAGGAACATCTTTCTCTACAGCAAGACCTCGCAACTCTTCTGCAATAGACTTAATTAACGAGTACGTATTGATTGAGCTACCTAACCCTTTCATGCGAGATGATGCGCATATATTCAAGTAGTCAATATAGATAATATCAGGAGTAAAGGCTTTCTTTATTTTAAGCTCATTAATTAGATGTCTGAAGTGACCTGCGTGAGCACCGGCTGTAGGATACTCTTTAACTATTAAACGTCCCAGTGTCTTCTCTCTAATTTTTGCAATCTTCTTATCGAACACGTCTTTAGGAAGCTGTGCTAGCTCATCGAGTGGGACATTCATAAGATTCGCATCAATACGCTCAGCAATCTTTTCCTCAGCCATCTCCATGGTTATATAAAGAACGTTCTTTCCATCCATTAAGTTATTAGCTGCAAAATGACACATTGCTAATGACTTACCTACACCGGTACCAGCAAGAATAATATTAAGCGTCTTACGAGGTACACCGCCTTTAGTAATAGAGTTCATATACTCAAGATCAAACGGTATACGTTCTTCTACTCTATGATAAAAGTCGTATCTCTCTTCATAGTCGTTTAAGAAATCATGACCTACAGTATTGTCAAAGCTAACAGCTAATGCATCGGACAGTATAGAGGGGATTGCATCTTTAGATTTATTTTTACTTTCACCTTGTATAATGTGAATACTTTCCATAATAGCGTTATGGATAGCGCGCTCTTGACAGAATTGCTCTGTCTTATCTACCAACCATTCGCGGTCGTGCTTATCATCTTGACCGTTGAGTGATTGTAGCAGTTCTACACTTGTATTATAATCTGCCTCTACAAGTGTCTGATCATTACCTAGCTCAATAAGAAGAGTATTTACATTTGGAATACCTCCATACTCGTCCATGTAATTACTTATTTTATTATATACGATCCTTTCGGATGCGCTCTCGAAATATTCAGGTTTAACGAAAGGTACGACTTTGCGAGCGTATTCTTCATCTCTTGTTAAGTTACTTAGTATTGTTGCTTGCACTTGATTCTTTTACCTTATCACTGTTTACTATAATATCGTAGAGGATGTCACCTATTACTTGCTCGAACTCTTTCTGCTCTTCTTCCTCGTTTTCTAATTTGTATGACTCAGGAGCTTCATGAAGAGTATAGTCAAATGAAAGATCGAGCGTTTCTGCGCTTTCATCCCCTACTCTAACATTACCGTATTGATAAACGAAGTTTGTAAACTTACCATCTGTGATACGAATAAGAGCTGTATCCTGTTCAGGAGTGAAGATAGCTTCGTATTTACTAGTCATTATTTCCATAGTTAATTAATACTCCAAACAATTATACCATTGCTCTTTAATTGTTCTAGCATATATTTCAATTTGCTCATCAGACAGATATGTTCTTATATGAGTATCAAATCGCTCAGGTGCTTCGAACATCTTATTTGTATCTTCAAAGCGACCTTCTGTAATCGTATCAACCCATATTATCTTATCGGCGTCGAATTGTTCTCGAGCAGCTGCTACAGGAGCTACGAAGTCACATATTACGGATCGACCATTAGACACTTCAAAGTCAGCAAGCGTCTTCATACGATTAGCTTGCCGTAATCTACCTTCAGGACTAAAATCCCAATCGTTTGCTGCATTCCTAATTACATCAGCGTTATACCATGCACAATTGTCTAAATGCTTAACTAAACGTTCTGCAAGCCAGGTCTTACCTGAACCAGGTAACCCCATTATTAGGATTTTCATTATGCATCAACCTCATCTTCTACTTCTTCGACCTCCCCAACTTGCTCCTCGTCTATACCAACAGCGCCGTATGTAAACTCTTTTTTCGCTGCATCTTCAAGCTGTGCCATAATATCAAGGGTAAAGTACTTTTCAGGATTACTATTAATGGCCTTTCCAAACACTTTAGTACCATCAGGAAGCTCGAATCGAGTTGATACTTTCTTAATAATACCGTACTTCTCTGCAAGTGCAAGTAGCCCGTAGTAACGATCAAGCCCTTTATCGTACGTAAGCAAAACTTCTACTTTTTTATTCTCTTTAGTAAAGCGCGACTTCATCATGGTACACTTAATAATGTTACCTATAATCTCAGTGCCGTCTTTCTCTTTCTTCTTACCCAAGAATACAATCTGAGAAGCAGTATACTTAAGACCTGAGCCACCGGACATCTCTTTCATAGGGATATAAGAGCCAACTACGTCATAAACATGATTAGTAATTAGAAGAGGCACGTTGACCTTAGCAAGCTTAAGATTTAGTACTCGAAAGGTTGCTTTAAGAATTGCAGCTTTCGTCATATCTTTAGTTTCAGAGCCTGCAGCAGTATCTTCTACCTCTTTAGTAGTAGACAACTGACCAAGAGAGTCTAGCACCATCATCATTGGAGGTCGTTTATCTTCAGGTGTCTTAGAGTAGTTATCAATAATCTGGAGCGCTGTATGTCTAAACTTCTGAATAGTTTCAGGCTCAGAAATAATAACACGCTTGATATCAATACCCCTAGACTCCATCATAGATTTAGTAACAGCAGCTTCAGTATCGAAATAGAAGACTGCAGCATCAGGATTATCGTCAAGAAAACGCTTTACTACGCCCATAGCGAAGAAAGTTTTACCCGTGGCTGACTCACCAGCAAAAGCAGTTATCTTATTATTCGGAATACCTCCGTAGATGCTTCCCGAAAGAGCTGCGTTAAGAATATAAGAACCTGTATCAATAGTACCGGAGAACTCTGAGCTATTAAGCCCATCTTCTGCCATAGTAGTATTCTCATCTTTCAACTCGCTTACCATATTACGAAAAAAATTACTCATCATTTTGCTCCCAAGGAAACTCAATCCATCTTTCTGTATCTGTTAATCCACCACTCAGGTCACATCTAAACTTGCTTTGCTTCTTTTCTATAATGCAGGCCGTTATACCTGCTCTATAATATTCTTTTATTTGCGTAAATGTTGTACCAGTATCATTTATATCATCAACAAATACAACAACGCCTCCATTTCTAATCTCGTCTTCTATAATAGTATTACACTCTTTCTTAGAACCATCCCTAGTCTGCCACAATAAGGTTTCGAGAGGTAAATTAAGTGAATGTGATAGATGTACCGCAGGGACGAGTCCACCTCTTGCTATACCAACAATAAGAGTAGGACTATATTGAATAAGCTTTTCTGATAACTCATTACAATGCTCAACTACTTCATCATATGTCATTTTATAATTTTGCATAATGTACCAATTATAGTATAGTTATAATTTAGATTCAAGCTCTTTTTCTAATCTTTCTAGCTTCTTTATTTTATTATGAATGAATGAACCTTTCTTCCCACCCTTTCCTGTATCTCTATATTTTTTTAGAATAGCTCTTACTCTTTCCAGATCTGGACTTGTTAGATCAGTCTCGTCATCCACCCATGCATCTTGCTCTACCCATTCGAGCTCGTCATCTACTACAGCTGCAACTTTCTTTGATGTAATTTTTGACTTAGCGTCTTTGATAGATATGTTGGCAGCCACCAGAAGAAGAACAGCAAGAGGGTCAAACACAAATATAATGATGAGAATAACATAGCGAACAGCATCAGCAAGGATATCGACGCTAGGGTCACCATCGTATACCAACTCTGCAATATAACGTATGGGACCAACTTCAGCTTCAATTGAAAGCTGCTCTTTAGATAATACCAATCTATCTGACTGAAGTTCTCCCATAACACTATAAGCGCTATCAATGATGTTATTAAGGTTATCTCGTTCATTTTTTTGACTCTCTCTTACAGCAATAGCTCCATCGTCGCCTCTAATACGATCGTAGTCAATAAGAGTTTGCACTGCGTTATCAAGCTGAGCAACGACTACGTTAGCATCATCGATACGCTTTTGCTCTCTTGCAATGCGTTGATCAAGCTGCTCTATTATTAATGTATTATCACCTGAAACAATTGTCTGATCAATATGAGCTTTAGATAAGAAACCGAATATACCCATTGATGTAATAAACATCAATACAGCAACGGCTATAGTGAGGTAAGATTTAAGAAGAAATGGTACTCTCTGCCAGTTCTGATACAGCCAAGATGCGGTGACAAGCTTTCCAACTTCAAGTACGCTACCCATTATAATAACAGGTATTTTAGCGGCAGCAAATATTGCTGCAAGACCGGCAATGCTATACCAGGCTGCTACACCTGATATAGCTAATGCTACTAATAAGACTAAGTAAGCCACTTACTCAGCTTTCACTATAGTCCATGCTCCGTACACAACTGCAATACCTGCAGCTATTTTAGCAAGCGGAGCTAAGAATAATACCATTAAACCAAGACCAATTATACAGGCTCCGTCTAATGTTGTTCTTTCTTTTAATCTATCTTTTAACCAGCTCATTTTACTCTCCTCTAGTTATCTCAAGTAGTCTATCTATTTGAGATTGGATTTTATCTTTACGATTAGGCCAGTGTATATAATCTTTGTCGGAAGTCTTAAGCAAGTTAACAAGCAGAGGCATGATTAATTTCTCTACCTG